CTAAAGATGATGCACCTGAGAAAGTTACAAAATCATTTTGTACTGCACCATGACTGGTATCAGCAACAGTGATAGTGGCATCACCATTGGTTGCTGAAAAGGTTACATCACCTGCTGATGTGGTAAGCCTAATGGGTGTAACATCATTTAGATTGTCACCCTCTTTTACATAAGTTTTTAAATTAGTACCTAAGAATAGGTACCTAGTGCCTTCTAATGCAATCCAGCCAAAAAGCTTTCTGCTTGTACCAAGAAAAGTGTTGGTGGTATTTTTTGCCCAACCACCTATCTTTTCTACAAAGCCTTTGCGAAATCTAACAAGAGAGCCATCAAACCATCCACCAGCATTGGTGTAGCTTGTACCCTCTCGATCTATCCCAGCCTTAAATTGAAACTTTGCAAAAGGCATTTCATACTAGGCAATACGAATGATAGCTGTCGAGGCGGCTGCGGCTGGAAAGACTATGGTAAAGTCTCCTGCTGTTGATGTTTTGTCTCCACCAAAATCTATGGTTGCTACTGACTTATCACCATTAGTATCGTTATAGATCATACATCCTCTAGCTGTCACTGTAGCTGTACTAAAAGTTAAATTTGAAAAATCAGTAAACCCTGTGGTTCCTGAGCTTGTGGGTGCTACCTTAGTAAGGGCAGAACCACCTGATGTGTAATTAGTACCACTTGATTGACCAGTTGTTGTAAATGCAGTTGTGGTAGCTCCAAGTGTTGCTGAACTTGTGTAAAGTGCAAGTTTGAAAGCATTACCATTAGTTGCAAAATTATGAGTAGCAGTCAACAGTTCCTTTTTAAAACTTGTTGTTAATGTTGATGTTATTGCCATTTTATTTTAACTCCTTAAAAATCTTTGCTAAATCTTCGTGTCCTTGGCTAGTAAGTAAGTTTTGAATAGTACATCTCTCACTATTGATAGCCTGTTTCATATAATAAAGTATTGTATTGTAAATTGCTAGTTTGTATGCTTCTGCCTGTTGTCTAATGTGTGGGGCGGCATTTTCTGATATGCCACAGATTCTATTGGTTAGTTGTTCTGCCCACCATTCAGGGTCATGACCTTTGTTTGTTTCTGTCTTGACAGATATTAAACCAAGGTTTGATGCACCAAAATCCTCAAGCATTTACCACTCCTTTGGCTCTACTGGACTTGTTTTGTCATCATGCCTGCCTATCAACATAGGTTCTACTGCTTTTTCATTGTAGGTTAATTCACTGTTTTTTCTGACTATAAGCTCATCATTCATAACCAAAGGAAGCATGGGGTCTTGCAATCTATGATAACCATAAAGCTTTTCACTAAGTGGCACACAGGTATCAAGCAATGTAGATGTTTGTGCTATGCCTACCTCTATGCCTGCAAACATGCACTTAGCCAACCAAAACTCAACACATGCTCTGCCTGATTCTGCAAAGTGTAGATTACCTCTATAAGTAAAATCTACACCATAAATTCTTATTGCACCTACTTTATTCCACAGTGCAAAAGCCAAAGCATATGCAACAGTGTTATTGAGGTATGAGCATTGCAAGTCTTGTACAACTTGCTTAACAGGATAGAGCTTTAGATTCTTGCACCTTTTATCAAGCTCACAAGTATAGATAGGCTTATCACCAGTTTTCAGCATTTTAACCATGCCATGTGTTTGACCACCAGCATCATCACTATCTAAAAACCTTGAAGGTGGGTCAAGCATAAAGGTTCTGTCATGGTATATAACAGAGCCTACAGCATTGATGCCCCACACTTCATCAAAGTGATCTCCATGTGATGCGGCTAGATTATACTCAAACCAGCTTTTGCCTAAGCCAACAATGGCTACAGTCTTGCCCTCAAGCTTCTTAATTGGCTTTTCTTTTGTGTCTTTTTTATTCAACTTACATTAATTCTAAGAGAGTCATATCGCATTTCATCCCTTGTGTCTCTGCCTTCACCTAGATTTTTAAGTCTAGCAAGGCTCTCTTTAAATCTGACTTCATATTGTGCTATGTCATCAGCAGGTAACTTTAAATATATTGCACCTTCTATAAGGGTGCCATATAACAATGTTTCTTCTGCATTTATTGAAAGCCATGTTGTGCCTGCATCTCCTTGAGTGGTTAAGGATGGAGGCTTGGCAAGATAATGTAATTCTGCTGTGTAGTTTTGATCAGGCTTAGGTGCCACTTCAAAAGTATTGTCATCAAATATTGCATAGTACCTTGGTCTGCCAGTGGTACTTGTTGATGGTGCAAACTCCTTAATAAAAGAGTTGTGTTTTAAATCTAAGTAATAATAGCTGTTTGAATCAATAACAGCCAAACTAAATGGAGCTAAGAAATCTGTGGGTGTGGTTAGAAACCTAGAGCTTGATGTAAACAAACCATCTACATTTTTTCTTTGATTAGGCAGTTGAACACTCTTAAGTATTCTATCTTCTGCATTTTCAATAAATGTATTGAGGTTAGCAACAAAGGTTGCCTCATCAGTTTCTAAATAATTTTGAACAGTTGATTTGAGTGTTGCTAGTGTTAAGCTCATAAGTTAATTATAACACTAATTAGTGTTAATGGTACCACCCATACCTGAATGATTTGTACAATAATAATAAAGAGTTGGCGCTCCACTTGCAACCTCGATCTGTGTATATGCACCTGATGAGCCTGCTGTTCCATTGGTTGTTACACCAGTGGTGTACTCTGAGCCACCACCATGTGTGCCATTAGATGTTGTTGAAAACCTTAATGGATGGCTTGAATTAGATGATGCTGATTGATCAAATCTATATGTTTGACCCTCAGTAAGATTCAAGGTTGGCGCCCTTGAACCATCTATATAAAAATAGTTGGCACCCAAATAACTACCTACAGTCACAGTGTATGTTGTATAAGAAGGTGCTGGTGTGGGTGATGGGGTGGGTGATGGTGATGGTGTTGTACCAGTAGCACCACTAATAGTAATGGTTCCCAAAGCAGATGTAATGTTTGTTGGTGTTGTGACAAGAGAGCCAATAATTCCTAAGCCAGCATTTGTTCTAACTATAAAGTCTGTGGGTATGACTGAGTTATCAGGTCTTGGTTCTCTAACTGCCTGTGGGTCTATGACATTGGTTCTTGGCTCAAGCTGTGGATGTTTAGGCTCATAGCACTCAGGACAGGTCTTTAATCCATTCCATTCTTTCCTTAGTTCTTTAAGAAAATACCTAAAGCCACATCTATCACAAATGGCATAAGGGTTTTTGTTGGAGGCAAAAGCCATTACGAGTAATTATATGATGATACATCAGGGGTTATTCTTACTGATGCTCTATCCTCATCTTGTGACATGGCTCTTAAAAACTCTTCATCATAGATTTGTTTGAGAAAGTTTGTTCTATCAGGACTCTTTTTGATTGATAGGTAATAAGCCAAACCAGCGGCTAAACAAGGGTAAAACCTAAATGGTATTTCTAATGTATTTAAGTTTGCATCTGCATCATCCATTCTTGTTAATACATTCATGTGTATTGTGTAGGTTGAGCTTTTGTCAGGTGTTGGATAAACACTTATGGTTGGTGTGAGTTGCTTGTCTACAAAGAATTGATTTGGTTTGCTTTCTGTACCTTTGTCAGGTATTGCAGAATATTCACTCCTAGATAGCCTAGTCATTTGAATATCTGAGTTTGAGCCATTAATGGTTTCTCTTACAAATGCATCTAATACATCTATAGGAGCAGAAGAGTTGGTGCTATCTATGTTGTAAGTAGCTGTGCCATCTACCATGGCTACAGTTTTGGTTGCTATAGTCCACTGATTTAAACCTCTATTAGACCATTCAGCCAACAAAAGGTTTAAGCTTCTTCTAGCAGTCTTTAAGTCATATGCAGTTCTAAGTTCAAGTCCACATCTTTCAAATGCTTCCTCAATATACTCTGCAACATCTAACTCAAAGTTTTTTGAACTTGATGTAGCCATAAATTATTTCTTGAGCTTGCCACCCCTACCCATTTTTTTAACTGCTGATTTGCCACCTCTTGCCATTTTTTTGACTCCTGATTTACCACCACCAGCCATCTTAACAACACCACCTTTCATCATAGGTACAACAGCACCCTGTCTAGCTCTTCTATTGTTAGAGCCACCAGCAATGTTCTTTTTAATTCCTGATTTATTTTTCTTCATTTTGAATACTCCATCTAATTAAAATATTATCATACTCCTCTTTTGTCCAATTACTATAATAACCTAAGTCAGCTAAATTTTGTGAAGCATTGTTTAATTCTTTTAAACCCTGCATAAACACCATGTTATAAGCATCTTCATACATTGGCTCAAAATCATCTAATTCAACAATGCTTTTAGAGTCGTGATCTTGGTGAAAACCCATTAACCAAAGGTTTTGCTTGCTAAACAAATTATTAAATAGGTTAAGCCTG